AGATCGAGATCAACCCAGACGACGCCCTCACCGAGCGGAACGTCTGGAGGGCGGTGATTCAGGCGACCTACCGCACGCTCTCTACGGACTGACATGGCGAGCATCATTAGGGCAAGCCGAGCGTTTATCCGCCCCGGCATGATCGGCGGCAATCGCCGAGAGTTGTCGGCTGGCAGTCGGGGAGAGCTCGCCTTCCGCGTGAAGGTGCGCGGCAACTTCTTTGACCGCCCGAAGATTCGCCGCATGGTCGACGACATGACCTATCGGTCGCTCTACAACGCCGGGTACGCCGTGAAGCAGGCGTCGAAGAAGGGCATCGGCAATGCGGCCCCAAAGCAGACCAAGGCCGGTAACAGGGCGGTGAAGTCTGGCGAGGTGGTGGAGTTCCTCGGCGGTCTCTACCGTGACATAACGATGCTGTCGAGCGGCAAGCCTCGTCCGCCTGGGAAGCCAGCGAAGTCGTGGGCTCCCAAGCGGTGGCTCTACTACAGCGTCGTGGACACGATGAATCGGGGAATGTTCGGGATGCCGACCGTCGTGATCGGCACCCAGCGCACCCCGTGGCTGGCTCGGCTCCACGAGTTCGGCGGCACGCTCCAGTTGACCGCCTACCGAATAGGCGTTGGGGCGGCACGCAACGCCTATCTGCGGCGATCTGCCGGGAGCAGCGGGGCCGGGCGTGACTCCAAGGGGAGATTTACCAAGGGCGTGAGCCTCGGGCCGCAAAAGAACCAGTACGAATACGGTGCTCTTATCTGGGCCAACAAGCGGATGAAGCACTCCCGCAACTGGGATCGGACGACCATCACCAAGTCCGCCCGCTACCCGGCCCGCCCGTTCATGCAGGGGGCCGCCGGAGTCCAGAAGGCAGTAGCCAAGGCGAACGTGAAGTTCCGCAATATGCTCCGCAGGGCAGGTTAGCACCCCCTACGGTCGCCGCTCTGCCGCTCCTAGTTTGAGCGTATCGCCGCACGCAGGCGACATCGCACACACAGGGAGCCCGCAATGTCCTTCACCATCGTCCTCGGCAAAGACGTGACGCTTACCGGCATCACCGGGGCGCGCAGTTGCACCGTCTCGTCGTCTGCCAGCGAAATCGACACCACCACGCTCGGCGGGCTGACGCACCGGCGATTCAGCAAGGGTCTGGCCGAGCAGACCATCGAGATTGAGTGCATCGACACCCCCGGCTGTGCGGCCGGCGACACGATCACCATCGGCGGCACCGAGACCGGCAACGCCTCGTACATCGTGACGAGCGTCGCCCAGGCTGAGCCCATCGACGGCATCATCACCTTTACAGTTTCCGGCACCCGCGCCCCAGCCACCTGATCACTAGGAGCCCATACACATGGCAGTCACTCTCGGCCGCAGCGGCACGCTTACCGCGCCTTACGGCGGCAACATCATCAGCGTCACCAAAACCGTCGAGTCGGAGGCGGTCGACATCTCCAACCGCTCCAATACTTCGGGCGGCTACCGCGTCTCGCGGGCTGGCTTCAAGGCCGTGACTTGGGAAATCGAGTGCCACGATCCCGGCGTTGCGATGACGGACCTGCTGGACGCCAACGCCGACAACGGGGCCACCGTGACCAGCGTGACCGAGAACATCAGCGTCGACGGTGCCGTGACCTTTACGATCACGGTCAGGGGCGGAACCTGACCCGTGGCGATCACGCTGGGGAAGGACTGCTCGATCTCGTTGGGCGGCAACATCGCCAGCGCGCGGAGCGTCACCCTTACGGAGACGGCCCGCACGATCGACGTTGAGGCGTTCGGGTCGCGTCTGGTCGAGGTTTACAACACCGGCTACGACGCCACCGTTTCGGTCGAACTGAACGACGCCAGTGACATCAACTTCGACCTGCTCGAAAGCGGCACGTCGATCACCGTGTCGGGCGGCTCGGGCGGTTGGTCGTTCCCGGCTGTCGTGACAGGCATTGCCGAAACCTTTTCCGTTGACGGGGTCGCTACGTTTTCGGTGGAGTGCAAGATGACCCGCCAAGGATTGAGGTAGCCAATGCGTGAGTTCAAAGACGATGAAGGTCGCCCGTGGCGATTGGCGTTGACCGTGGCGTCGGCGCTCCGCGTCAAGGACATGGTGTCTGTCGACGTGACCGACGAGGACGGCACTAGGCGGACGGTGCCGTTCGACCTGGTCGACGCCGCCTCGATCTCGCAGACGTTTCAGGTGCTTCGCACCCAGTACGCGAAGATCGGCGAGACGCTCTACGCGATCCTGGTGAAGCAGGTCGCGGAGAAGGGGCTCGACAAGGAGGCATTCCTCGAAGGTCTGCGGGGCGATGCTCTCGACGCTGGCGTCAAAGCGTTGGAGGCCGAGCTTGTCGATTTTTTCCCGCCGCGCCTCCGCAAGATGATCGGGCTTCTCGCCGCCAAGATGGACGAAGTGGCAGGCGAGATGCTGACGAAAGCGGAGGCGGGTCTGGAGGCCGCGAGCGCGGAGACGCTGATCGCACAGTCTGGGACACCATCTGGGAAGCCGCAGGAATCCTCGGCGTCCACCCCGGCAAGTGGACCCTCCGACAGCTTATCGCCGCTAGAGACAGCCGCTTAGAGCATCAGTGGTGGCATACCGCCAACCTCATCGCCCAACAAGCCAACATTCACAGAGACAAGCACAGCCCCAAGGCAGACCCCCGAAAGTTCAACCCGTTCGCCAAGAAGACGAAGCCCAAGGCGCGAGAGGCAACTCCCGAGGATCTTGAGCGGCTCTTCGGCAAAGACTGGGCCAAATACGCATGAGCAACGCTGGAGCAATCAAAGGCGGCGGCGTATTCGTCGAGATCGGGGCTGACCCTCGCAAGTTCTTCGCCACGTTGAACAAGGTCAACAAGGCGATGGGCGATATGGGCCGCTCGCTCGCCGGGGCTGGGGCGAAGATCGGCGGCATTGGCGTGGCGACGCTCGCGCCGTTTGCCGCTGCGGTGCGGGAAGGGTCGGCGTATCAGTCGACGCTGTTGAATATCCAGGCGTCTGCCGGCGTGACGGCCCAGGAGCTCGACCGGCTCAAAACGGCGTCCATGCAGATGTCGCAGGCGATGGGCGTCGGGCCGACGCAGATCGCCAACTCATTTCTCGAACTGCTCAAGGCTGGCATGACCGTCGAGCAGGTTCTCGCCGGGGCAGGGCAGGCGGCGATTGAGTTTGCGACGGTCGGCCAGATGGACGTGGCCGAGGCTGGCGTCGTGATGGCTGACGCGATGAAGGTCTTCGGCGTGACCGCTGACGTGGCGGCTAATGCGATCTCGTCGGCGGCTGACGCTTCAAGCACGTCGATTTCCGGTCTGTCGCAGGCGTTCTCGCAGGTGTCGGCGGTCGCCGCTCTGGCAAATCAGTCGATTGGCAGCACGTCGGCAGCCCTGGCGGTCCTTGCCAACGCTGGCGTGAAGGGCAGCGACGCCGGAACTTCGCTCAAGACGATGCTCCTGCGGCTCATGGCCCCGGCAGACGAGGCGGTCGGCGCGCTCAAGTCAATCGGGCTTTCGGTGGAGAGCTTCCGCACTGCGGATGGCAAGATGCGTCCGCTCGTCGAAATCATTGGGACGCTCAATAAGGCGATGGGCGATCTCAACCAAGCGGCAAAAGACGATTTATTCCGGCAGATCTTCGGGTCGGATGCCATTCGTGCTGCTGCGATTCTGACGAGCACTGGCGTCAAAGGCTTCAACGACATGACTACCGCGATGGGCGGGGCGATGTCTGTTGGCGATAAGTTCAAGACGATGATGAGCGGGCTCGCCGGGGCCGGGGGGACTGTCCTCGCTGCGATGAAGCGGGCCGCCATTGCGATCGGCGAGGCTGTCGGCCCGGCCTTGATGGAGTTCGCAAGGCAAGTCGCAGGTGCCTTGGACTGGCTGGCTCAGTTCGCTCGCGAGAACCCGGCCGTTGTCGCATCAATCGCAAAGATGGCTGCCGGTGCGATCGTTGCCGGCTCGGCGTTCACGACGCTCGGGCTGTCGCTCCAGGCGATGAGCTTTGCGGCTGGCGGGTTCCTGAAACTAGGCAGCCTCATCATCTCGCCGCTCACGGCCACAGCAGCGGTAGCAAGCTCGCTCGGCCAAGCGTTCACCGCTGCCTCCGTCAGAGTCAGCCTATTTGCCTCTCGCGGTATTGCTGCCGTCTCGCAGTTCGTGGCAGTGGCTACAGCCAAGATGGCGATGTCTGCTGCCCAGACTGGGGCGGTAGCGACCAACTATTTCGCCGGGACGATCTCGATCATTTCTGCCACGGTGGCCCGCGCCGCCGAGGGCAATTTGCGTGCGGCTGCAATCGGCGTGCAGGCGATGGCGAAGATCGGCGCTTCCGGGGCGTCGAGCGCTCTGATTGCCGGGGCTCAGATTGCGAGGCTGTCGACGCAGGGCGGGACGCAACTTCTCCGCCTTGGCGTGCAGGGCTCAACCGCACTGGCGACCATCGGCACGCAGGCCACGGCGACGGGGGCTCTGACTGTGGCGTCGTTCGCCAAGTCGCTGGCCTCAATGGCTGCCTACACGGCATCGTCAATAGCCTCGGCCGGTGCGACTGCGTTGGCCTGGGCGGCTGCAAACACGCCGCTCCTGGCGCTGGCTGGCGTGGCGGGCGGTGCGATCATCGTCGTGTCGCAGTTGTCGTCGCTCTTCTCCGAGGCCGCCGGGATCGTAAAAGACAGTTTCAACACGGCTGTCGCTCAGTCGTTTGTTGTCTTCTCAGACTTGAAGCGGATCGCCCTTGATACGTTCGCGGCCGTGTCGGATGCGAT